AGAAATATTTGAACGAAAACAGTAACACATCAGATATTAATGTATTTGATACAATTGCTATTCCTTTAATCAGACGTCAATATAGAGATATGATTACACCTAAGTTAGTTGCAATGCACCCATTGAACTATTCAGCAGGTTTAGTATTCTATAAAGATTACACAGTTTCAACAACTCACAAACCTTTTGGAAAACCACATTTAGCTAATGACCTTAGCGGTGGACAAGCAGATGACTTCTCAGGAAACTCATTTGAAGACCAATCAGGTTTTGATAGACACTATGACAATGGAGGTTTTGATACTTCTAAAGGACGTGTTATTTCAAGAGGTTGGAATCCAAGTACAGCAAACTTTAATAATACAACTATTGGCGGACAAAATGATACAGCATTTGCGGCGGCTTTATCTAAAAATGGTGTAGTATTAACAGATGGTGCAGGTGTTGAACAAAGAGCAATTTTTGAATTTAACTTAGGTGCAACAGATGTAGCTTTAAATGACCTTGCGGCTTGGAGAGTTTATGATGCAACAGGTACATACAAACAAAATGTTCATTTTATTGTAAAGAAAGTTATTCAAAACTTTAGTGATGATGCACTTTCAACAGGTAGAAATGCAGATAGAGGAACAACTTCAACATTATTTAGAGAAGGTGGACCTGGTGACCCTAATAAGGTATTAAGATTGGAAATTATTCCTATCGTTGATTTACCAGCTTCAACAACTTTAAATTTAAGATTAGCTATTAAAGAATATCTTAACTTAGAGATAAATGCGGCATTCAGTTCAGAGTTAAAAGTGAAAATCAAGAAAACTCAAATTGATACACAAATTTGGAAATTAAAAGCAAGTTGGACTAAAGAGTTAATGGAAGATATGGAAGCATATTACACTATGGACGTAGATGCAGAGTTAATCGCTGATATGTCTCAAGAGTTAGCTCAACAAAAAGATAGATATGTAATTACAGAATTAGTTCAAGGTGCAGGTCACATTAAAAAATGGAATGCAAACTTCTACAATGCAGTTGACCCTAATCCGGCTAACACAGTATTTAGAGGTATTGAAGCTACTTACAATCAAGGTTTATTCTTAGCTATTAATGAGTTATCAGAAGCTATCCGTAAATCAACAATGTATGCGGCGAACTGGGTATTAATCTCTGCGGAAGGTTATGCTAAAATGAGAAACTTGGATACATTTAGAATCTTAGATGTAAACAAAGAAGTAACTCCAGGTGATATTATCCAATATGCAGGTGGTATTGAAAGAGTTGGTACATTAAACGAAACAATGAAAATCTATGTTGACCCTCAATTACCTGCACAATACGCATTGGTAGGTAGATTAGGAACAAGTCCACAAGATACAGGATATATTTACGCTCCATATAGAGAGTTTGAATTGGGAGAACTTTTAGAAGACCCACAAGACGGTAACTTATCAAGAATGATTCGTTCAAGAGTTGGTACTAAGATGGTTAACAACAAATTTTATGGTCTATTAGTATTACAAGGTATTGGTAGCTATGAAGTAGTACAACCAGGTGTTACAGTTTAATAATTAATTTTTAAGTTTATTAAATAATGGTAGAGGAACATATTATGTGTTCCTCTATTTTTTTTGTTATATTTGTAAAGTATGATTAAAAAAATTAAAGAGATATTAGATAGTGACAAATCTATAAATATAATCAGAGAAGATTTTTGCAAGAAAAATTATAATGATTTTTATGTTTATATTTCAAGTTCTTTTGGCGACACACACCAACAACGTTTATATTCTTTATTAAATGATATTAAAGAAATACCTAAATGCAATATTTGTAATGAAAAAGAATTAAGATTTATAAATTCTGAAAAGGGTTATTCTAATTATTGCTCAACAAAATGCACATCTAATTCCCCGGAAGTAAAAAAAAAACGTATAGATACAAATATAAAGAAGTATGGAACAGAAAATCCCGCACAATCTAATGATATAAAACAAAAAATAAAAGACACATTTTTAGAAAATTATGGTGTAGACAATCCTAACAAAACAAAAGAAGTAAGAGATAAGATAAAGGCAACAAATCAAGAAAGATATGGTTCTAATACGGTTTTAACTGATATATCTAAAAATAACAGAAGTGATTTAGATTGGAAATCAATAAGAGAAAAATCTAAACAAACAATATTTAATGAGATTGGTTTATATACAAAGACAGGAACAAGAGAATGGAAAGAAAAGGTTTCTAAAACTGTAAAAGAAAAATATGGAGAAGAGATAGAACATTATAGTCAATCAAAAACTGTAAAACAAAAGAAATTAAATAATCAATTAGAAAGAATAAAATCAAGATATAATAATAATAATTATGAATTTATATCTTATGATAATTCAGAAACTGAATTAACTTTAAAACATTTAGTTTGTAATAAACAATTTAGTGAACAAATTATCTTTATACAACAACGGTATAACCTTGATATTGAGTTATGTGTTCATTGTAAAACTCCTGGTCATATATTAATATCAAAAGGACACAATGAATTAATAGAATATATAAAATCAATTTATAATGGCAATATAATTATTAATGACAGAAGACAAATATCAAAAACAGAATTAGATATTTATTTACCTGATTTAAAAATAGCTTTAGAATTTAATGGTTTATATTATCATAATGAATTAAAAAAGACAAAAACATATCATCAAGATAAAACTTTATTATGTAATAAAAACGGAATAAGATTAATACATATATGGGAGGATGATTGGAATAATAAAAAAACTATCTTAAAATCTATAATTAAAAGCAAATTAGGATATTTATCAAATAAGATTTATGCAAGGCAATGTATAATAAAAGAAATAAAGAAAGATGATGAAAAATTATTTTTAAACCATAATCATTTACAAGGTTATAATCAACAAAGTTTTCTTTCTCTTGGTTTATATTATAATGATGAGTTGGTAAGTTTGATAAATTTTTCTAAAAAAAGAATATCTTTAGGCAATTCTTCTTTAAATGAAATAGAGTTATTAAGATATGCAAATAAATTAGAATATAATATTGTTGGCGGGTTCTCAAAATTATTATCTTATTTTAAGAAAAATTATGTATTCAATGAGTTAGTTACTTATGGAGATTTAAGTTTTGTTGATATAGATAATAATGTTTACTCTAAAAATGGTTTTAAATTTATAAAAGTGACAGAGCCTGATTATTTTTATATTGTAAATTCAATTAGACAACATAGATTCAATTATAGAAAAGATATTTTAGTTAAACAAGGTTTCGATAAAAATAAAACCGAGAAGCAAATAATGTTAGATAGAAAATTGTATAGAATATATGGGTGTGGCAATTTAAAATATAAATTCATAAATGATTAAGAAAGCAAGAAAAAGGAAATCTTTAAGAAAGAGATTTAAAAACGGAACCTCAAAAGTAGAAACAAGAATATGTAATTTGCTTGGAGGAGAAAAATTAAAATTAAAAGGTAAGAACTATGATATTGTTTTAGAAGATAAGAAAGTAGTTATAGAAATAGATGGAGATTATTGGCATCCGAGGAAACTACAAAAATTAACTTTATTACAGATAGGAAATTATATCAATGATAGAGAGAAGCAAGATATAATTGCAGAAAGCGAATATACATTATATAGAATACTTACGAGCAAATTAAGAAAGAAAAAGAAAATAGATTTACAATTTATTATAGACAATGCTTGTCTTGCTCCATTAACAATAGGTCCTAAGGATATTATTGTGAGTAAAGAATATATTGAGAAAAACAAAGGTAAATTTACAAATCTTTCTGTTGCTAAGATAATAAAGTTTTTTAAATTAACTATCAATAAAGATATTCATTCTGATACTTGTTTTAAGACGATTAAATCAATTCTTTTTCAGGAAATAATATTAGACTTAACTTATGATAATGTGCTTAATTATAGCGGTGTTATATAAATATAAACTATTTAATAATTAATATGGAAATTGAAATGTATATAAATTTGGATATAGGAGATACAATACTTTCAGGTAAATTCCAGAATAAGAAAGTTGTTGTTAAATCAATAGAAAAGAATGAATTAGGTCAACCTACATATAATGGTGGTAAATCAATATTAAAATTTAGAATAGAGAAGTTAATACCTAAGAAGGAAAGTTTTTTAAAGAAAATCATAAACAAGCAATAATGGCAAACGTAATAACATTTAGAAATTTTACTCAGAAGTGTCTTTGGGATAACGAAATATCAGGACAGTTAAGTGATGGTAAATGGGAGAACAGTGGAGTTGACCAAATTTTTTGGACAGCAGAAACAAAAGTAGGAACACCAGGTGTATCCTTTAAAACTTGGAAGAGAGCAAATTTTAATTTTGCATCTTCTGAATTAATTGATATTGTTGGAGATAGGATGTTGATGACAGCGAAAGCTTCTAAAGTAACAACGAATGAAAAAATAATTAGCGCGGCAGAATATTTAGAAGGAATAGAATCTCAAGAAGAATTTGATAAGATAAATGATTATAGAGAAAAATATCTAAAGAGTTTTATTAAGACATGGAAGGTGGCTGAAAAGATTATCAATGCCAATTATTCTAAATCAAATTTGATAGCAGATTTAAAAGATATGTCAAGAACAGTTTCTCTTGCAGGTAACACACCAACAACTTCTACAAATGGAAATATTCCTTCAAAGGATATGGAGAGAGCTAAATCAATTATAGATAAGGCAAAAGGTGATGAAGGAAAAGAAATACAATATACAACTGCTATGGCAAATGCAACCGGAGATAAATCTAAATTACAATTCCGTGGAGATGCAATGAAAAAATTAGGTAAAGAAAAGTTAGCTAAGATATTTTACGACAAACTTAAAGAATCTAAATCAATTAAGGTTTCTGATTTAATTAAGTTGATAGAATCAAAGACAGGCAAGAAAATTGTTTTAGATAATTTCTTGGGAAGCAATAAGAAGTTCGTTGTTTAATTCACAATAGATTTTAATATTTCAGAGTGTAATCTCTTATACATGTCTATATTAATAATATTATCCTCACCATCAATAACATTCTTAGATATTTTATGTTCCTCTTGAAATAACAAGTAAAGTGTTTCATCTATTGTATCTTGGAACATTGTATAATAATAATTGGTAAGATATTGTTGTCCCGGTCTATGTGTTCTATCTTTAGCTTGTAATTCTACTCCAGGCGTTTGAGGTAACTCATTAAATATTGTGTGACTTGCAATTTGTAAATTTAATCCGGCATAAGAATTCTGATATTGACAAATCAATATTCTAATCTTAGGGTTGGTATTAAATTCATTCTTTATAAAATCTAATTCTTGTTGTCCTCCTTGATTTCCATCATGTACAAGAGAACAATCCTTATAAAGATTATGGTAATGATTAATGATTGATGTATGATTCGAGAATATAATTATTTTCTCATCAGGACTCTCTTCTAATATATTATCAATTAATTCTTTATTAAGATGTAATTTTTCTTTAGCAAGGAATTGTTTTAAGATATTTATTTCTGTTAGGTGATTAAAACCTCCTAAGATATAATCATCCTGTTGTGTCTTCTTCTCATAATCCTTCAATAGTTTATAATAGTTCTTAAAGGAATCTAATTCATAAAATATTTCTCTATTAGGAAGTTTATCAGGTATGATTCCTTTTAATACATCCTTGGTACGTCTTAATGCAATGGAAGAAAATAATTTCTTATGTAGTTCTTTAAGATTCTTTGCTCCGGTAAAATCAAAAGGATTATCTTCATTTGTATTACAGTATCTTTGACCAAAGAACATTTTATTTGTACCTAACTCATGTCTCAACATTTGTAATTGTCCAAACAAATCAAATAGCTTATTATCTTTGGCAGTTCCTGTTAGAGCCCATATTCTCTTAGAAGAATTTGTTACGGCTTTTGTAAATAAATGTCTACGGCTTTCTAAATGTTTTACAAATTGAGATTCATCAACAATTGTAATATCAATTTCATTTAAGATTAATTGCTTACTATACTTATGAACACTATCATAATTTATAATATTGAATTGCTTTAATAAACCTATTGTATCATCATTTATATATTGAACATCATCTGTAAATTTTAAAATCTCATGTCTCCAATTACTTTTTAAGAAGTTGGGACATATAATAACATTCTTCTTAGCACCTATAATTAATGCGGCAATTATACATTGCATTGTTTTACCTAAACCTTGTTCATCTAATAACCATTTAGCAGGCTTGGGTTCTATTAACCATCGAACACCTTCAATCTGATAATCAAAAATATTAGGAAAGTAAGATTTTATAACATCATCAGTTACCTTCACAGGAAATAATAAAGTTTTCTGTTCTTTTACAATTTTCTTTGCTTCTTTCTTCTGTTCGTTCTTCTTATTTCTTCCGGCATTTTTTAATAAACGTTCAGCCATAGCTAATTGAATAATATCTAATTCGACATCATTCTCAAGTTCTTTTTGTAATCCAGAAATATATACTTGACTTCCTTTATACTTTCTTATTTTTTTAACTAAGGCGTTCTTATCCATTTATACGAATCTTTTAATAAAAGGAATTTTTAATAAGAAATTTATCTTCTTAATTAATTTAATATCCTGAATATCTTCTGTTATGAAATATATTTTTTTCAACTTGTCATTTTCTTTAAATGATTTTAATATCGAGGTAAATAACAATGTATTATTTCTTATACTATTATCAGATATTTTCATCTTAGGTTTTAGAACACCGATACTATTGATGTTTATGATGTCTATATATTTCGTTAATTTGTTAATACTCTTTAATGTATTTTCTAAGGTGGTAATATTATTTCCTTCATAATAAATATTACCTAAAACATAAGAATCAATTTTATTTTCTATTCCGGCACAAAATAAAATATTATTATTAGACAATGTTTTCTTATCACGGAATTGTCTATATAAAAATTCATCTTCATTCTTAATTAGACCATGTACTTCCTTATCAAATAACTTTAATCCTTCATCTGTCCAAAGTATTAAACAATTTAATTTTACATCTTTAATATTAGAAGGGCTGATAAACTCTATTTTCATTTTTTTTTAATTTACACAAAAATAAATAAAATTCTTTGTTTAACAAAACTATTTAATGAATAATACCTTATAATAAAATGTGCTTAACCAAATTATCAAAAAATGAATTAGATGACATTTATAGTTATATAAAAGTTTTATTAGGTGCTGGTGGTGATGGGCCCAAAGTAAATGTTCAAATATCAAGAAAAGAAATAGAAGTTATATTATGTAGAGCTTCTAAAACTTATCAATCTTATATTGAACAATGGTTTATAGAAAATAATTTTGGCAACATAATAGGAACGAACTCTAAGAGAAATTTTACTTCTTTCTTTGTGCAAGATAATTTTTTAATGGCACAAAGAATATCTGATTGGTTTGCATCTATGATGAGAGTAGGAGGACATATTCCCTGGAAGAAAGATTATGTTATATTAGAAAAAGGAAGACAGATATATGATTTAGCACAAGAATCAAGTCTTCCTTATGCACCAGGCTCAAGAAAGATTCATAAAATAATGTGGTACACACCGCCTATTATGTTAAACACAACTTTAGCGACAAGACCATCAGGATTAGCCGTAGATAATAGTGCTTTTAATGTCGCTAATATAAATGTTGGTTTTCAAGGAGTAACTTATGGAACACATCCTTTATTTGCTCTTGGAAATGTCATGGATTATGTTTTAGTAAAACAAGCTATTGAGGAGAGGAACAGAGTTGTCTTCGGAGAGTATTATTATAATATAAGTGGAGATATTGTTGAATTGACACCTGTTCCAGGAGTGAGAGTTACAATACCTGAAGATGCCAAATTAATATATTATTACTTTGATAAAGAAGATATGTTAGGATTAGATGGACAAGGTATAGCTGGAGTTAATGCTCTTATAAATAATCCTACTCAAGTACAATTTGATATGATTCCTTGGGAAGATTTAAATCAAAACTCAAGAACTTGGATAGAGGAATATACCGTTGCAGAAGCTAAGTATATATTAGGTTCTAAATGGAGAACGGTTAATAAGATTGCCTCTCCGGAGTCAGAATATCAAATAGAATTTGATTATGCTTCACTTATTGATGAATCAAAAGAGATGAAAGAAAATCTTAGAACAGAATTAAAAGAGAGTTTAGATAAGTTGAAGACAAAAAATATAATGGAAGATAAGGCGGCAATTATAGAAGCTACCAAGACAATTAACAAAGTCTATCCAAAGAAAATTATTTTTAGATAATGAGAAAGAATCCAAAATCAGTAGACAATCAATGGTGGGGTAAGGATAATCAGGCTTTCTTAGAAAGTATTTCTAGAGATGCCGTGGAGGTATATAATGAAAATTCTTTATTATATTTTCAGGTTGATTATGTAAAATCAAAGAGAAATTTTTATGGAGAATATGAAATTATAGAATTTGTAGAAAAGAAAGGTATTTCTATAAAAGGTATCATAACAATACAAGACCAAGATACCGAAGAGATAGCTAAATTATTAAATCAAAATACAACATTAGTATTTGGTTGTTACATTAACCATCTTAAAGAATTAGGTGTTGATATAAGAATAGGTAATTATTTCAATTATAAAAATAAATTCTATTATATTTATAATAAAGTAGCTTTAGATGCTAATAGGAATATTGTAGCTTCAGGGAAAAATCCTGTATGGAATAGTTATCAATGTTATCAAGAAGATGACGAAGCAGTTTATGGAGATGGTTGGAGAGAAAATAGCAATGAAGGTTCACAAGAAAAAATATTTTAAATGAAAGTAAGTGAGTTAATAAAATTAATAGAAAATAAAACAGGTAAGAAAATTACCTTGAAAGAAAACAAGGATACTTTAGATTCTAAGAGTTTTTTTAATTATTTTAAAAAATTTAAAGCATTTGATATTTTATATAGTTATAATGGAGAAAGCCGAGGTGATGGTTATGAATTTAATGATATATTAAATTTTATAAAGAGAGATAAAAATAAAGGGTATGATTTTTATATCTGGAATTTTAATATGAATTATAGAAAGGATAAAGACTTAGCTTCTAAAGTAGAAAAAGATTTAGATAAAGCAAAAATGAATGGTTACTCTATGAACTTAAAATTACTTTATAAACTTTTAAAAAATTTCTCAAAAGAAGAATTGGAAACAATAAAATTAATTAAAGTTGACTATGATAGTGATTTAAAAAAAGGAGTAACTGATTTAATTACAAGAGGAGGAAATTTAGACTAATGAGTATATTAAAAAACATATTAATAAAAGAATCTAGAGGTAAGGTAAATAATACCGCCGGATTATTCAATATTGTGAGAGATGTAAATAACTCTTATTCAAAATCTTTATCAGAGATATTTGAGAAATATAATAAGGCTCATAAGAAGCTTGAACAATTAGAGGATGAAATAATTAAAACCTACAAATTCACTAAATTAGATTATAACTTTCAATTAATTAATGATGAAGAAAATAATTGTTTTAAAGAAATTCAATTAGAAATTGATTATGTATTTGAACATGATAAGATAGATGAAAATAAGATAGATGAACTTTGCCAAACACTCTTCGGAAGAATTTTTATTAATGGAGTTCTTGTGAAGAATAAATATAGTTTGTATTTGATTATAAAATAAATGGTAAGAAAAAATAAGTCTGATAGAAATAATTATAATACAACGGCAAGAACTAATCCTTCTCATTTCGTTGATGAAGCCACGAACCATATTCCTAGAAAAATAGAATTAATAGATTTAGATAAAGCAGTATTTGAGAGATTCAATAATAAATTCCAAATAAAAAATAAAATATTAGAGCTTATTAAGTTAGATGGAGAGTTTACAGCGAAAGAGGTTGAAAATCATAAATCTTTTGATAATATAAAAGGGTTTATAGGAATGCCTTATTTTACATATACAAGATTAGATTCTATAAAGAAAACAAAATCATCTCCAACAAATAAAACAATAATTTATTCTATACAAAAACAAAAGGAAAATGGTATTGTTATTGAAGATTGGATTATGCCACCACCATTTAGAATTGAATTACAATATCAATTTACTTTTCACACATCTTATCGTTCTTCTTCAAATGAATTTACACAACAATGGATTAATTTATTTAAGAACAAGAGGATTATATTAGATGTTGATGGTGAGAGGTTTGAGTTAAGACCTGATGATTATGAAAATATGGTAAGAACTTCTTTTGAATTTGGTGATGATATTACCAAAAAATTAATTTATAATCACGAAATGATTATAATCTTAGAAGGAATATTGAGATTAGATGATATAGTAAAAAAAGAAAGAGTAAATAAATTAAGAGTAGATATAACAGAAAAATGTGTTCGTATTGATGGACCTTATGATATTCGACTTTTAAATACTTAGATACTATATAAAATTATATAGAAAATGTATAGGTGATGATTTTCTTATAGAGAATCCAACCGATAGAGGGTTTGAGTATAACCCGGTAAGATTAACTTGTTAATTTTATGAAGAAATGTGATTATTTTTTATAATTATATTTTAATACTTGATATTTATTTACTTAGGACTTAATACAGAATTAGCCAACTATTTAAAAGTAATAAAATTTTATATAGTAAATGGCAAGAGCATTAGGTTATTTTTCAAGCGGTATTTATGATAAAGAAACAGATTTAACAATTGCAACCAACCAGGTTGCAAATTTCTCGATAGCTTCAGTTTCTATTTCAGAAAAAGGTCCGGCATTTGAAATAGTACAAATAGATACATTTAATGATTATTCTTCATATTTTGGAAATTTAAACCCAGAGTATAAAAATACTTATTTAGCAAAACAATACTTAGAACAATCAGGGGGTCTTAAACAAATAAGAGTTTTAGGTTTAGATGGTTATAAAGATACTAAATCTTTTGTTATCCAATATGATATGCCAGGAACATCTCCTACAAACTTAGATGTTTTAAATGCAATAACATCTCCTTTAATTTCAACTGAAGGTTCAATAGTTGCAATTTTAAAAGAAAGAAGAAATTATGGTAAAACAGTTTCTTTTGTAGAGGTTAGAGAATATACAGACCCTCTAACATCAACAACTTCTGCGACAGATGATAAATTTGTTTTATACATTGAATACACAGATGCTACATTTTTAAGTGTTATTTGTTCTCTTCGAGAAGATTCAAGAGAATACTTACCTAAATTATTTGGAACACAACCATTACAAAATAAAAAATTGTTTGATGATGTAGCTCCACTTTGGGTTGATTTTATAATTCCATCTAAGGAACAAAAATTAGATGCTGTACCGACAATCATTAGACCTAAGGCATATTATTACCCAGGAGACACAACTCCGCTTAATCAATTAAATATATTACAAGGTGCAACAAATGTAGACACCTCTTTTACTTATTCGGCATATACATTGGTGGCAATCACAAATTCTTCTCCAATAGTTATTGAAACATCTGCGGCACATAATTTAGTTAGTGGTGAATTAGTTTCAATAGACTCAGTATTAGGAAATACAAATGCAAATGGTATTCATTATGTAGATGTTGTTGATTCAACTCACTTTGAATTATATTCAGATGCAAGTTTAACAACACCTATTAATGGAAATGGTGTTTGGACACCTGGAAGTGGCAATGTTAGAAAACATTATGTTGCAGGTTGGGAAAAAGAATTTTTAGATTTAGATGCCATAGAATATAGAACACCATCAACACCATGGTTTATTTCAGATATTGATACTAATGGTAATTATAAGAAATTATTTAGATTATGGACAATTAGTGATGGCGAACATGCAAATAAAGAATTAAAATTAGAAATAACAGATATTGATTATTCAGGAAATTTTGGTGCAGGTTCATTTACATTATATGTAAAGAGTTTCGATGCACAAGAAGATAAAGAAAAAGGTATATTAGAAGCTTGGGCTAATTTATCATTGGACCTTGATTCAGATAATTATATCTTAAAAGTAATTGGTGATGGTGATGAAGAGGAATTAAGAAGTTCTTATATTTTAGTAGAATTAAATAATGATATTGAGCCGGAAGATTTAGTAGGAGAGTTGCCTTTTGGTATTGAAGGATATCCTATATCAACAGGAAGAGTAATGGAAGATATTGTTTGGACAACTGAATATAATTTAAGTTCTCCAATTGCAAAACAAACTTTAGGATTTGCAAATAACAATATTAATATGTTCAAGTCTTTAAATACTGAAAAATTAAACTTTAGAAATTGTGAAATTACAACATCAACTGTAGGAAAAGGGTTTCACTTAAATGAAAATGCTGATTCAAATAAATTTGTTTCAGCACCACAAACATTATCAACTCAATTAGATAGTGATAACAATCCTCTTTTACAATTTGTATCTAATCCATCGGAAAATAAAAAGAGATTAAAATTTACAGTTCCATTTTTTGGAGGTTTTGATGGTTTTGATGTTTATAAACAAAGAGAATGGGGCAATACAACTTCTAAAGATTATGAAGCATTTGTGAGAGCAATTGATTTATTAAATGATAGAGAATCTTTATTGGCAGACTTTACTTTATTAGTAACTCCTGATTTAACTATTGAAAATGACGAGTCGGCTATGCAATATGCTTTAGAAATGGTTGAGACAAGAAGTGATGCTCTTTATATTCCAGATTTTGCTTATGACAAGGATGTAATTATACAATCACAAACTTCTACATTAGATAGTTCAAGTTTAAAATCATCTTATTCAGCGGTATATACACCGTATGCTCAAATTAAGGACATTATAAATAATAAGAACATTTGGGTTGCTCCATCAATTATAGCGGTTTCAACAATTGCTTATATTGACCAAAACATTGGTGTAGGTCAACCGCCTGCAGGAACAATGACGGTAACAAATGATATTATAAGAACAAGAAGAAGAATCAAATTAGATGAGAGAGAGGAATTGAAAAAATCTAATATCAACCCAATTACTATTTTCCCAGGAGTTGGTTTAGAGATAACAGAATCAAGAACTACACAACCGTATTTCTCGGCACTTTCCTTCATACATAATAGATTGCTTATATCTTATGCAAAGAAAACTTTAAATCAATTATTACACCCTCTATTGCATAAATTAAACAATGATGTATCTTCTCAACAATTCATTAATACGGTACAACCTGTATTTGATAGATTGAAGAAAAAATATAGAATTGCAGACTTTAATATTTATGTACAAGATGTTCCAGAAGATAAGGTAACATTATATGGTATCATAGAAATTGTATTGTTATACCCGATTGAGAGAATCGTAATTGATTATACATTGAAGAACAATGCTTTTGAATTTAGTGTTAGATAATTAAAATAAATAAATAATGAAAATAAGTGAAGCGATAAAATTAATAGAAAGCAAAACAGGTAAAAAAGTTATCTTTAAGCCTAAAACACTAAAAGAAAACACCAATGATTGGGGTGATGATGATAGACATAAATTTACAAGTAATGAAATTAAAGAAATTTGTAAAAATGTTAAAGATATAGATATTAAGTCAGGTTATGCTAATAGAGAAGACTCAATTATATTAAAATGCACTCCGAATGAATTAATGATACTTGGAGGGAATATAGTAGATGATGCAAAACAAATTGTAAAAAATTTAAAAAGTATTGTCCCAGAAGATGAATGGGGTGAAGTTGATGAATATTACTTTTCTTTTGATTCTTTATCTGAGATTAGAATAGCTTTAAATTAAAATAAGAATGAAAAGTATTAGTTTAAATAATTCAAATCTTTCTATAGAAGGAAAAGGACATGACCCTAAGGGGAACTATTGTATTAAAGTAAAATTCAATAGTAAACCTAAGTCATTTAATATTCAGACAGGCGGTAACCTTAGAAATACCGAACGTATCATTAAAGGAAAAGATTTAACAAATCTAACAGAGCAAGATTTATTAATCATTGAGAAAGAAGTTGTTGATTATATAAAGAAACATGGAAGTTCACAACAAAAAAATACATTGAAAACATACTTTAAAGAAACCAATACCGGAGATGTTAATATATTTGATGCACCTGGTGGAGGAATTGATTGGAGTAAAAATGCCGTAGCACAAATGATAACAGAAGGTGAAGAAATAAATGCTTGTTATGTTTACACACATACAGGAGAAAAAATGGTTTCTCTTTTAAGTGGTATAAAAAACTTAAAGGTTACTTTAGATAAGATTGAGAATAGATTAGGCGTAAAAATTACAAATTTCAATACATTCACAATAAGTGATGTAAAGAAAGGTGAAATAAAATTAGTAACAACCTCTAATCCTGAAATAAATATAATTATTTATAAAGATAAATTGTTAAAAAGTTTTTTAAATTCTTTGTTTAGAAAATTAGATAATAAATTCGATAATCATTTTAATTTAAAAGGAAATATTCCAGACCAATATATAATGAAAGAACAAAAAGAAATTAAGATAGGAGATTCAATAGAGTTCAAACATAAACTATCAACTAAACCTTTAAAAGGTAAATATAAGTTTGGTGATGGAGATTGGATTGTTATTGATTGCAATAAAGATGGTATGTTTACTATCAATAAACATGATAAGAGTATTAAATTACTTACCGAAGGTGTATTAAAAGTATCAGATGCTATTAAATTAATAGAAAACAAAACAGGTAAGAAGGTTATCTTTGAAAACTCTTCCAAATATCCAGAGTTAGATAAAATTGCAAAAAAACTAACTCATGTTTTTGTTTCAACTATAAATAAATCTACTGATAAGGTTGTATCAAAGATGCCTTATAAAGAACAATATGTATTAGAAGAGGTTATTAAGAATTTACAAGAACTTGTATAATTAAAATTTAGACATACAAACTATTTAAAGATAAATATTTAAAATAATGCCTGTAGAACAAAAAAAATTATTCAGTTCAATACCAAATGAGTTCGAACCACTTAGAAAAGATATGTGGTCTTTAGAATTTCCGGTTGAAATGAACATACCTTATACATTTGAAATTACTTGTGATAGACCTACTGTTACCAATAATGAAATTGAGGTTCCATACAAACAATTAACTTTCTACTATAAAGGTAAAACAAAAGTAGAAACTATAAATGTTTCCTTTAGAGATGTGATAGGACCGCATGTTTATCAAAAATTATTCCAATGGCAAAAACAACACACAGACTTTGGAACAGGTGCTGGTGGTTATGCTCAACAATATAAGAAAACATTGACTCTTAACATGGAAGACCCTGCAGGAGTTGTTATGCAAAAATATATTTTATATGGTTGCTTTATGACAAGTTTATCCGGAGGAAGTTTGGATATGAATGATGATGGTATTGCAGAAGTAAACAGTATAATAAGATTTGATACATTTGACTTAATATAAGAAAATGAAAATTAAGATTATTAAAGAAGATAAGATACCTGGAGGATTATCCGATAATTTATCTTTAGAAGATTTATCAAAAAAGCATAATGTATCTATTGATTATCTTAAAAAACAATTAGAGTTAGGAATAAAAGTAGAAAGTGAACATACGATAGATAAAGAAATACAAATAGAAATTGCGATGGACCACTTATCAGAAAAGCCAAATTATTATGAAAAGTTAAAATTAGTAGAAAAGAAAACAAAGAAAACAATGAAAGTATCAGAAATAGTAAAATTAATAGAATCGAAAACAGGAAAGAAAGTAAATTTTTTAAAAGAAGATGATTTTATGCAATTATGTAAGGCTTACAAAGTTATGCCTTCATTTTTTGATTTAGAAGAATTGGGTAAAAATGTTTCAAGGGATAAATTCAAGAAATATTTTAATATACCTAAAGATGCTGATGAAGACCCTAATTATAAAAGAGATAAAAACTTTGATATAAAAAAATTATCTACATTAAAAGAAAATATCACAAACGAACAAAGAATGTCTCTTCCTGAGAATATAAAAAAATGTATTCCAACAGTTGTTTATCCATCTTTAGAAAAAATAGAAAAAAAAGATGGTTCATTTGTTTTAACTATAAAAAAAGGTAAATCTATTGGTTATACACTTTTTTATAAATTATTAAAATCAAAAATAATATTTTTCATGGCTTCAACAATGCAAGGTCAAACACAAATTATAATACCAGAAGTTTAAATAAAATTTCAAAAATATAATAGGTTATAGGAATTATTTTCTATAACCTATTTTTTATTCAAAATGCTTTACATATATTTGTGACAAATTAAAACAAGATATGTCAGAGAATAAATATGAATGGTTAGAAGATGATATTAAATCAACCGTTAAGAACCCATTAGCAGAAACAATTTTTTCCAAACAATATGTAGAACCCAATCGTGAGTATGATGCAGAATTGGTTGTTAACCAAGATTATATTGATTCTCTTCCTGATTTACAACAAGGTCCAAGTTCATTGATTCAAGGTTCTCCGGTAGCTATACACCAAGTAGGTATCCATAACTTTAATCTGCCACTTAATTTTAAAAAGAAGGATGGTGGAAAGATAAATTTAAAAACTTCAATCACAGGTACTGTTTCATTAGAAGCTCATAAGAAAGGAATTAATATGTCACGTATTATGAGAACATTCTATGAATATAAAGAAAATGATTTTACATTAAAGAGCTTAATAGACATATTGTATTCATACAAAAAGAAACTAAATTCATTTGATGCAAATATCTTGGCACATATATCTTATCCTATAGAACAAAAATCATTAAGAAGCGGAAATGTAGGAATACAATATTATGAGATAACTTTAGAGTGTGATATTGATAAGGATGATAATGTAAATTCAATTATACATTTTGATTTTGTTTACTCTTCGGCTTGTCCTTGTAGTTATGAATTAGGTGAACATGCAAGACAAAACAGAAATAGAGCAACTGTTTCTCATTCACAAAGAAGTGTGGCAAGGATATCAATAAAGTCTAATGATTTAATTTGGTTTGAAGATATAAGAGATATGATGGTAGATGCACTTGCAACAGAAACCCAAGTAATTGTTAAGCGTGAAGATGAACAAGCATTTGCAGAATTAAATGGTAGTTATTTAAAGTTCGTAGAAGATGCAGTTAGATTAGTACATGAGAAATTAGATAATAACTCTCAGATAGAAGATTTTAAAATTATTTGTTCACATCAAGAATCTTTACATTCACATGATGCAATATCTGTTTTAATAAAAGGAGTTCCGGGAGGGTTTACTTATAGGACGTCAAGAGCAGAATACAATTCATTAATTCATAGACCTAACTAAAAATGAAAATAAAAGATTTAAAAGAAATTTTATCTCAATATGATGAAGAACTCTTAATTAACAAATTTGAGATAACAAAGGATACTATCAATATTCAATGTATTCGTCCGGTAGAATTTATAAAGATAGAAATTAAATTCGATAACAGAGTAGAAGATTAATTATGAAGTTTATAGTAATAGACATAGAAACAACAGGAATAAATACAACAGAAGATGATATATTATCTATCTCCGCTGTTATTGAGGATACAAAGGAATTAAAGCCTATAGAAGAATTACCTAAATTTAATTATGCAATATTACATGAAAGGATAACAGGAAATCCTTTTGCACTTAATATGAATAAAGAATTAATTTCTAAAATAAGCAATAGATTGTTAGAAGTTAAAAGTCACAAACCTTATACCGAATGTGATATTGATTTTACTTATCTTGACATTATAAAAGATGCTTTTCTTTCATGGTTGTTTAGAAATAATATTGGATATGAAACACAAACTTATGCAGGGAAGAATATTGCATCATTTGATATACCATTTTTAAAGAATAGGATACCAGGTTGGGCAGAATCTATTTCTATGAAACAAAGAACAATTGACCCTGCAATATTATGTGTAGATTGGGAGAATGATATTGAAATGCCAAATTTACAAAAATGTATGGATAGAACAATAGAACAAGGTATTGTAACACATGATGGATTACAAGATTGTTATGATACATTACAAGTTATTAGAAAAATTACAAAAAATTATACCGTTAAATTATTTTAATGACCGAAGAAACTTTAGAAACCCCAATACCAAAGATAAAAAATCATATTTCATTTAGTGAATATTCTTGTTTTAACTCTTGTCAGCATAAGTATTATTTATCTTATGTCTTAGGTCTTAAAGGGGGAAATAGTGAGATATTATTTTTAGGCAATGTAATGCACTCCTGCATAGAAATAATTGCAGTAAACAAGGAGTATGACAGCAAGAAATTGTTTTTAGAAGCTTTTAATAAGAACTTAGAAAGACAAGAGGACTTCATGTTTCATAATGATATGAAGACAAAGGAAAATTACTTCTATGAAATATTTCTTAACATAGAAAAATCACTCGACTTTCATAATCGTTATAAAAAATTCAGAGTAATTGATGTAGAATATAAATTATTTGAGTTCTTGTTTAATTATGAAATGGATTGGTATTTCAAAGGATTCATTGACCTTATTCTTTATTCAGATGAAGAGGAATGTTTTTATTTTATAGATTGGAAGACTTCAGGAAAACCCTGGGACCTAAAAAAGAAAATGAAAGATACAAATTTCATTAATCAAATCAATCTCTATAAATATTTTTATGCTAAGGCAAATAATGTTCCTCTTGAAAAAATTAAGACAAAATATGTTGCTCTTGTTTATAAGACCGGAGAAATAATGGAGTTAGAAGTTAATGCAACTATTAATGAGATAGAAAGTGTTGTATTAGATGTGAAGCAAACAATTTTAAATATTCAATCATTAAACAAAAATAAATTAACCAAGATGAGACATGGTAACAAGAAGTTCTTATGTCAATGGTGTGATTTTTATAATACGAAATTATGTAATGATTTTTTATTCCAGAAAATAAAATAATGAAAAAAGCAATTTATATAAAATTAGATGGAGTTTTAATTGATACAAGAGAAACATTCAAAGAATTATACAAAATGTATAATAATAAAGACATTATTGTAGATGATTTTAATTACAGAAAATATTTTGAAGATGAAGAGGAATTTCAAAGTTTCTTTGAACTACATGGGCAACAACTTTATAATAATAAAAATATATACCGTGAAGAATTAAATGAGCTAATATCTACGGCAAATGAGTGTTTATATCCTGTATATGTATTTCAAGAGAGATATTATCCGAAGCAATCATATCATATTATTAATTTATTAGCAAGACAAAAAAATTTAATAATAAATGGATTTTTTTTAGACACAGATGCAGAAATAAATAAAACAAGAAATTATATTTACGACAAGGAATTAATAATAGGAGAAAATTTCGATATATTCGATAATTCATTATGCAACTTTTTAAAGGACATAGAACAAGAAATCAAAAAGGAAATACAATAATATGGGTAAATTTAGTGAGCAACTTAATGAGAAGTTGAGACAAAAGAAACTTGAAAATCTTTCGCCAGAAGATAAAAAAGAAAGAGAAGTAAACTTAGTAAAAACATTTTTAAAAGATATTGAGAACAGAAATAACAGATATATTTTCTATTGTCCGGATTTAACTTTTCCTCTACAAATTTTAAGAACAGTTTATCAAACCGCGGCAAAACTAAAAGAACTTGGATTCAATAGTTATGTATTACATGAAACTAAAGGATTTAAAGCTGAATGGTTAAAAGAAAAATATGATGTGAACATTTTGTATGTGAATACAGATGCAAAGAAAAAAAGTCATTCATTTCCTTTTAAACCTAATGATACATTTATTGTACCTGATGGTTTTATTGGTATCATGGAAAGTGTTTATGATAATGTAGCTATAACAAAAATTGTTTATTTAATGTCTTACGAAGGTATAGCCGTTATTAAACAACATGATTGGTCGGTATTAGGATTTAATAAAGTAATTTCCGTTTCGCAAGAATTGATTGATGATTATAAAGCAATTTATCCTCAATTGGATTATTATTACTTACCTTTCTATATCAATACACAAGACATCAAACCTAAAGTAGATGTTGAGAATTTAAAACCTATCATAACATTGTTTTCAAGAAACAAGAGAGAGGCCTCACAATTAATCAATATATTTTATAATAAGTATGGTTTCTTAAATGTATTTGATTTTAGAGTTATAAGAACTTTGGATTCGGATGCTTATTATAAAGCAATATCAGAAAGTTGTTTGATGGTTGTTATTGACGGTGAGGCAGGTTGTATGGTACCACCATTAGAAGCCTCATATTTTGGAACACCGGTTATTATGTATGAGAACAGAAGTGTTAAACATTTAGATTTTTATGCAGATAAGATTACAAAAGTTCCTAAGGATATATTTTTCATAGCAGAAGAAATTGCAAACTTTTGTTTAGCATACCTTGAAAAATCAAATAAAGGTATTTATGTACCTGTAGAAAACAAAGAATACTCGATTGAGAATTTCAATAAGAAAGTTTTATTATTTGAGGACCTACAACAACAATTAGAATTAAGATTTAGTAATGTTTTAAAAGCAAAAGAAAATGAAGATAAGTAAAATAGAATATAATAAACCTTATGAATTAGAAAAAGGTTTGAATTTATTAATAAACACTGATATTGTAACATTAGAATCGTTCAGTGAAAACTTGTTAGAAGATTATATTGATGAAGAAACAGATTTTTATATTGGGTTCTACACAAATCCAGATGATTTAAAAATTTATAATAAATTATATTACCAAGGATTAATATCACAAAACCCTGAAATAAATAAGAAGGCGTATGATTTATTACCTATTATTATATTCAATAATAAAGAAAATTTAAATCAATTTCCCTTAGATAGTTTTTCAGATAATAAATTTTATTTCTGGAATAAATATTTTGAATCTAACAAAGACAAAAAAATAAAATTCATTTATAAAAATATTGGAACAATTAAAATAGATTGGGAATCTCAATTAGAAGATAGAAAAAAAGAATTAGAAACAGGAATATAAGAAATTAGGATTAAGGATGCTTACTTAGGTGTTAAGCAGGTGAATTACTCTCTACTATATTTTAAAAAAAATATATTAAAGGTAATTCACAAATAATGGAAGAAACAATAGTAAAAACTAAAAAAGGTAAAAAAGAATATTGGACCAATGTTCATGAGGAGGCAATTATAGAATATAATAATCTTGAAACAACTCATAGAAGAAAAAATTTCGTATTCACAGAATTAATTAATCCAGCTATGTTGGATTTAATAGAAGGCATCTCTCAGATGCCTAAATTTCATACACTTTATTATATAACCAAAGAACAGTTAAAGGATTTTGCCTATGAGAAGGTTATTGAAGCCTTACCTAAATTTAAACCTGGAAGATTAGGTAAGAATGGTTATCCTGTTCGTGCTTATTCTTATTATGGAACTATTGCAAAGAATGCAATGATTTTTATTAATAAGAGGGCAAATAAAATAGGTAAATTATTTGTTTATGATTTTGATATTAGTTATCAAGAAAGAAAAGACCCTGGAACATTTAATTTAGATGAAGCTTTATTGGATTATATAAATAAAGTGGATATTATTTTAATAGAGAATGAATTATCAGATGAAGAAATATACTTCTTCACAGAATTCAAAAATATATTATTAAATTGGAATGATATAGAGTTTGATAAGGATAAAAATAATTTCGAGAAGTTAAATGTAAAAGAGTTTAAAAATTATTTATGTCGAGAACTTTGTATGAATAAATTACAAATAAACGAATATTTTAGAAAATTCCAAGAATATGTCAAAACTATTTAATAGAAAATAGTCTTATGGAAAATTTAATATCAGAAGAAGGTCTTGACCAATTAATTAATGATTTATATAACGGTGCAAAAATTGACATCGGTGAGGTAGATAATATGTTAAAGAGGTATTATGACCAATTAGGTGCTCAGGATAACACTAACGATACAGCATTAACAGTACTTGGAGAGTCTATTAACAACTTACTTAGAAATAAGTATAGTGCAAGAGACCAATTGTTTAAAGTTGCGAATCTTATTAAAGATAGAGTTCGTAAAAAAGAAGATGCTGGTAATGGTATAGATAAGGTATTTAGCATTCATGAATTGAAAAGAAGAATAGAAGAAGGTTAATTATGGATGAAGAAGGCTTAGAATTAAGAAGGCAATTATTACAGAAAATAATTGCAATACAAAAAGAAATGTTAGAGAAGAATTATGAGCTGGAATGTTTAATGAAAGAATTACAAGAGTTAGATAAAAATGGATAAGTTATCAGGGTTTAATATTGAAAGTAAAGTTCGCAAAGGACTCACGGATATTACTGATAACTCCCAAGCTAAAAAAAATGTAAATGATTTAATTGTTCCTGGAATTGTTGTTTCTAATAAAGACCCTAAGAATAATAAACGTATCAAAGTAAGGATTCCTGTTCTTGATGACCATTACTTTAGAGATGATAAGGATGGTATTGATGATTTACCCTGGGCACTTCCAATAAATAAAAGATTGGTTGATATACCGGATGAGAAGACAACTGTTTTAATTTTTAATTTCTCATTACAAGATAATTCTAAGTGTAGAATCTATATGGATGTATTTGATTTGTTAGATGACAATGATATGTTCGATGCAAAGAGATTAACCATAGATGCAGAAGATAATTGGCAAGACGCAGAAAAACTTATAGGCAGAAAATATGATGTATCTGAAAGTATAAAAGATAAGAAATATAAAACAAGAGGAAACCAACCAGAGAAGAGGACAGGATTAAAAGGGAAAGGGAAGAATCAATTAATATTTGATGAAAAGGAAATTGATTTAACCCAAAATAAAGGGGAGAAGAATGAGAGTAATATTAAATTAAATGAGAAGGCTCAAATTACTCCGGCGAAAGAAATTGAATTATTATCTAAGAAAAGTAACAAGAAGAAGAAACCAATATTTGCAGAAGATTTCACAGATTTAGAAGATGCACAACTTGCATTCTTTGATGCTCTTGAAAAATTATTAACTACTTCACCAGCAACAACAACTGTTCAAGGAGCCCCATGTACGGCAAGTCCATCGGCTCCTACTATTTCAGTTGCCCTACAGAAACTAAAATTACAATATCAAAAATTTAAACAAGAAGGTATTTCACAAAACATTTTAATCAATTAATGGCAAAGAGTGCATCATTATTATTCCCTTTTAAGATAGACCCTATAAATAATGGTCTTGAGAGAGCTAACAATCCGGAGAAGGCATTAACTTCTGCAATCAAGGCATTCTTAATGACAAACAAGAATAGTAGAATGGGTAATCCTATAGGATGTTCATTACCGGATATGATACAAAACACATACACCGAAGATACACTAATTAATAAAGAAGAGGAAATTTTAGCCGAATTAGAAAATCAATTCCCAGAAGTAAAATTCGTGGAGTTTAGATTAATACAAAATTTTGTTGAATTACATGTTAGAGTACAATATTTTACACAGGTTACCGATATTGTTGAATTTGAATTTAAACCTTAATAAAAAAGATAATGCCAAACGGAATAGATTATATTAATAGAGACTTTGATACCTTCGTAGGTGATTTAAAGAATTACATAAAGACACGTTTCCCTGACGATTTTAATTACTTTAATTCGGCATCACCTGATATGATGTACTTAGAAATGTGTGCCTATATGGGTGTTGTATTGGGAGAAAATATAGATAAGGCATTTAATGAAAGTTTTATTTCAACTGCCCAAGCTCGAGGTTCACTTATAAGAAGTGAACCTCGAGCTTGGGCA